TGCGAACGCTGAAGTTGTAGCAGACTGTAGGATAGTTAGTGCAAATGGTGATACCACTGCCCAGTTACCTGCGCCTCTACGTGTACGCTGTGCAATCAAGTTACTTACGCGGTTGATTTGAACTGCAAGTGCTGCGTGTTCATCACCTACGAAAGTAGCTGTTCCACTTACGCCTGCTTGGTTATAAGTTTCTGCCGCTGCACCAGCTAAGGTGTTCAACGAAGCAAGAACTTCTTGATCGATTTCTGCAGTAATTTCTTGAGCTAATGCTGCCATAATTTCTGCTTCAACGTCAATACCGTGTTGCGATTGTGCGTCTTGTGCCGCTTCAAAAGTCCAGCGAGCTGATAGCTTTCTGGTTTTTGCTTCGACAGTTTGCTTCAAGATTTGGATGGACATTCTGTTTCCAGCTGTTCCTTCCATTGCTGCTGTAGCATTTGCTTTAGCAGTAGTAGTGTTACCACTATATGCTTCTGCAATCTTGAATGGTGAAAGTGCTTCTTCTCCAGCTACTGCTCCGCTTGCGCCTGAACCAGCTGTGTCCGAATAACGAACTCTCAATGTGTGGATTTGACCCACAGGACCAGTCATAGGCTGTACGCCTACTAATTCATTCGCAATGACTGTTGGCATTACACGTCTGATCACTGGAAGGATCACACGATTTAGTGTTGCGACGTTGCCGGCTGAAGTAGCACCAGCGGTTGCACTTTCACTTAAATACCTGCGGGTATTTTCTAGTGTAGTTTCCATTACCGCTTTTTTGTTTCCGTGTAGGCCTTCAACAAGTGCTGTTTTAGTATCCTGCCAGCGGCTTTCTAATAGTTCTGACATTTTGGTTTCTCCTATTTTATTTTAAACCTGCTAGACGGCGTAGATCTATTACTTCTCCGCCATTATGCGTTTTGATTGCTGTGACACTTGCGTCACGGTTGCCTGTTACTTCTTTGCCTTCTGATAAAATTGCCTTTTGCTTGGCTGGACCTTTACTGCCAATTACTGACGGTATATATTTGTCAAACGCTGTTCTTAATTTAGGAGTTTGAACTGATTCCAGTAAGTCTGTCATAATTTCTTTTTGCGCCTTGTTTAAAGGTGCAAGTAAGTCATTAATTGTATCTTTTCTTCGAGCTGCTTCAATTAAAACTGTCTTTTCAGCATCTTTCGATTCTGCTAGTTTCGTTGCTTTAGTTGCTACAACTTTTGCTTCTGCAAGTTGCTTTTGTTTAAGATCAACAACTTTCATAAGTTTTGCTACTTCTGATTTCTCATTTAAGTAACTGTTTGCATATTCGTTGCTAAATGCTTCGAACAATCTACGACCAAAGTCGTTACGACGAGCTGCTTCGATATCTTCTTTCAGTGCGCCAATCTCTTTATTAAGATTTTTGTTAACTGTTTCAGATACTAATGCTGCACCTCGTTTGACGAAGCTCTTTTGAACTTCTGCAAATTTTGATTTTGCTTCCCTAACAAGTTTGACTTTTGTCTCAGCTAAGTCTTTCTTGTCTTCATAGAATTCCGCAATTTCTTTAGATAGTGACTCTACAACAAATTCTTCAAGTTTAGCAAATTTATTTGCCATTAACTTTTGGTCTTCGTGTAATTCAGAAACTTCTTTACCTAACTGTTGCGTTACAAACTTCTGCATTAGTGTTGCGTTTTCACGCATAGCTACTGCATACTTTGCTTTTGCTTCAGATAGTTGTTTGCGGTCTTCTGCAAACTCTGAAATTTCTTCTTTTAAACGCTCAGATAACATTGAATCAATTGCTTCAACCATAGTTGCCTTGTCGTGTTCGTATTTTGTAGCGAACTCTTCACGCAACTCAGCAGTTACCTGCTGTTTGTTTTCTTTGATTTTACTATCCCAAGCTTCTTCAATAGAGACACGCACTTCTTCAGAAACTACATCGTTTTCAAAAAGTGTTTTTAGTGCATCCAACATATTATTCTCCTTTTATTGGAGTCTGCTGATTATATTAATCAGAGATTCTTTTAGATATTTTTGTGCCTTTGGATCTTGCTTTGTTGCCTGTGCCATTTCGTATGCCTTATACCCACCACGAGTATTCATTAAATGCTCGTAGATGGGCGTTGGATACGCCCCTGGAGCACTGGGTTGAGCAACGACATCAACAGTGATGATTTCAAAATCCGAAACCTCACCGCTGCCGTCCTCTTTTACGTTACCACTTCCACGTGATGAAACTCCTAGTTTAACGCCACTTTGTATCATAGTGCTAACTAAGTTTCCCATCGGAGTAGGTAGAATTTTCATTTTACCGTAACCATTTGATTCGTCCATATACATATGAGTGATCATATGCGATACACGATCTAAGTTAATATTAAGCCCTTCAGGATGATCAACTTCTCCAAGCACACTATATCCGCCAGTGATTTGATCATTGAGAGTTTTGACAGCCCTACCAATTTCATTTACAGGATATACACGTTGGTTTGCATTACGCACTCCGCCTTGTATACAAATACCTTTTAAATAAAGATCTTTGCCGCCTGAAGCGTTATCGGTAGACTCAACAACCAAGCCAGCTTGGTCAAATGTCAAATGTTCTCTTAAAAGATTTTGCATCCGTTAAACCTTAATTATTGACCAATGATACTTTTGGTACCATTAGTTCCTGTTTCGCCACCGCTTTGTTTCTTTTCAGCGCCGTGACCTTTTGGCTGAGCTTTTAATGATTTGCTCGCCTTACCACCTGGTACATTTACATTACCAGTTGACATATCTTTTGGGTTTTGATCGCTTAGTGCTGAACCTTTTAAGTTTCCTTTATTAGCTTCAACGCCTGCTTCTGCACCAGCTTGATTTAAATTACCTGCTGATCCACCCATATCGTTTTTACCTGCTACTGCTGACTTACCGTTTACACCGTTGTCACCCATTGTAGCTGTAACTTTTTCTACGTATTCACGCATTGTTTCTGATTCAGACTTTTCGCCTTCTTCAACTTCTTCGTCTGCTGCTTCATCAACTTCTTCGTCTGTTGTTTCGAATGCATATGCTTCGTCGGCTTCGTCGTCTACTTCTGCATCATCTGCATCCATATCCATATCCATATCGCCGCCTTCTGCATCGTCAGCTTCTTCGCCGTCGTCGCCTGACATCATTTTTTCGAATTCTGCTTTTAGTTCGTCTAGAGCATCTTCAAGGTCTTCAACGCGATCTTCAACTTCGCCTTCGCCACCTTCGCTGTCCATTTCGTCGCCCATATCAGCTGCCATATCGTCTCCCATATCGCCACCCATATCTGCCATTGGATCTACTTCGTCGTCTGCTTCTACTTCAAACTCATCTAGATCAAAGTTTTCATCTAGGTCTTCATCTTCATCTTCGTCATCATCAGATGCTTCGTCTAGATCTTCATCGTCTGACTCATCTACTTCTTCATCAGATGCTTCATCTACTTCTTCATCAGAAGCTTCATCTACTTCCTCATCTTCAAGAAGTGATTCATAAATATCTCTTGATTTTTCTACCACAATCTCGTGGAATAATTCTTCTGCTCCAGCTTTGTCTTCGTTAACAAGACGCTCAAGCATTTCTTCAAATTTGTTTAGATCTGCCATTTTTATTCTCCTAATAAATGTTTACCTATGGTAAGGCTGTCAGTTGTATTTACACGATAGGAAGAATATGTGCATATAATAGGCGATTTTGACGCCATTTGGTTTAGATGCTATGAAATGTCGAAGATCTTTAAGAAGTCTTCAACGTAAATGGTCTTTAAGTTACTAAATTTATTTAGTTCAGCAGGACTAAAGTTATCTGATAGTATTACTCTATAAAACTGAATATGTGGATTTTCACGTATAATTGTACTAGTTTGCTTTAGCCAATTACCATAATATGTTGCACCGTCTGTTGATTTTTTATAGTTAGGAGTATCTGAATATATGTTATTAACACGCTTTGCACCATTACCTGTTCCGGTATAATCAAATCCTAATATAAATATTTTTTGAGGAGTATGAGTAGTAGCTAAGTGTAATGCTGTTGGTCCACTGCTCCAACCTTTTGATGGTTTAAAATAATTTAAACCTGGAATGTCTTTATATGCTTTATTAGTGTTTGTCCATACATTTTTATGTGTTAATTGATACTTTTTACGAGTAATTTCAAGTACCATTTTAACATCAACTGCTACCAAATAGTCTGGATCAAACTCTCTATATAGTGCGTTACAAGCATATATTTTACCATATTCTTTTAACTTTTCAACATTAATACCTTTGCGAGATGTACCATTTCCTAGCACAAATCCGTACTTTTTATCAGTATGTTCGTTAGGTTTTGTTATAGGAGCCGGTGTAATACCAACTTCTTTTTCTCGTCTTCGTTTTGCTAATAGTGCTTTTATTTGTGGTTTTGTGTATAAACTTTTATCAATTTTTGCCATTACACAGATACTTAGCTATCATTGAATTTTAAAATTTAAACGCCGGCTGCTGCGGCTTGGGCTGCGATACCATACATTTGTCTAACAAAGTTAATTTCTTGTTCTTTTTCTCTGTTATGTAATTCAGATGCTTTTCTGGCTCGATTTAACTGTCGTAGTGTTAATCTAGTTTTTC